CACCAATCATGGTACGGATGGCTGCTAATACTTTTTGTCCTTCAGGTGATTCAGAACCGAGAGCTGGTAAGGCTTGCTCTAGCAAGTCCATTGCCATCGAAATATTAATCATTGAAGCTTCACGATTTCCCATCTTGGGTTCTGGTGTTGACATTGGTGCGCCCATTGGTGGAGCAGTAGAATCAGATATTGAACCAGCACCAGAATCAGGAATAGGAGGTGCGCCTTTTGGAGTTGCTCCGTCACGTTGACTAGCAATCATTTTCATTAGTTGGTCAGGAGGCATACTCATACAAAATTCCTTTAAGTTTTAGATAGATTATAGATATTCTACAAAATGTCAAGTGGGGGGTAATATTTCTATTCCCACCCCCCGTGGGAGGTTTAGTGGTCACACACAATTACTTGCGTGCTTTTCGACCTTTGCGAGCTTTACGAGCCATGCTAGTTCTCCTTAGTTAGAACGGTCACCTTTATTAAGGGAAGGCAGCCACACCCTTTTCCTTCTCACGGAAACTTACCTTCTTGTTTTCCGACCTTTTTTCATGCCTTTTCTGCCGTACATACACTTCTCCTAAGTTAACTATCCCCTGTCTTGTCTACCATAACTTCTTGTAGATGGACTACGAGTCATACTCTTAATCCCTTCTACACGATACTGCAAATTTGGAACATCTGCACGACTTTTTAATTCCCCTGTGGTAACACGGGGTTGGTCGCTAGTAGCTTTTACATTTTTACCTTTTGCCATTATCCTACCTCTGGTTCTTTTTTACTGGATTTTTCTTTGGGAGCTTGCTGTGGAAGGTTTGCGCCTTCTTTCTCACGCTTTGCCAATTTCTCTTTCAGTAATTGTTTCATTGGAGGCTCTACCATGTCAAGTAAAGATTCTTTATCAATTGCACCCACTTTAAACAGATTAAATGCCATTTGTTTTAAATCTTCAGTAAAGATTGGCGAGTTACTGTGGGCATCTACTTTAACTACGTAATCTTTAGTAAATTGTTCAGCAATAAACATCTTTCCTTGCACATCTTTGAAATGGGTATCGTCATACGACTGCATCAGTTTCAAATATAAGGTAGCAACTTTTTCTAAGCTATCTTCAACAATCAACGCACGTTTTTTAGCTCGACTTGAACCTAAACGGGCTAATTGGGAGGCATGACCCTGACTTCTGACACCAGATTCACCTCTACCCGATAAAACGTTGCTAATTCCCGACACTTCCGAGAACATTCCGTCAATTTCGTGAATAACTTGAAATAAATCAGGTGGCATCGTAGGTGCTAGGCGATCTACCTTTGCACCAGGCATATCAGAGGCAATATAAGTCCCTGCACGGTTTAATGCCATAAATTTTTCATCAACAATCCCTGAAACACCGCTATATACGGTAGGAGGGTTTACTTGTTTGCTAAGTAAGTCTAATATTTCAAGCATCCGTAAATTACGGAGTTCTTGCAACTGAATAAGTTTCTGTGTTTCGCTCTGTCCCCATAAGTAATCGTACTGTGGGTTAGGACATATTTGTACAAACGGACATTCACCTTTGAGAAACATACTTGCGCCTGGTCGGTCATAAATAATGACATCAGGTGAGGCAATAGTCACTACTTGATAGTCTTGGGTGTCATCATTCCATACCCATAGCTCTTTCATCTCAATGGTATCTTCAGCCACATCCGCCACATAGCGATTTACGCCATTTAAATCAAGATTAACGTTCCCGTAATAGGTTGAACCTGACTGACTAAGTACGATACGGTTGACTGCATTAGGCATATCGTTATCAGAGATTTTGATACCTGAGACTACACGGTCAATAATGGCTTGGCGTTGTGGATGAGAATACAGACGGGCGTATAGCTCCGATTTGGTTACATAGTAAGTTTGGATAAGGGCTTCTTGCCTGTCTGTATAAGGGATGTCCTCACGTAATACGCCCATACTAGACGGGTCAATCATGTAAGGATGAATACCACGGTTATAAACCAGCTTGATAAAACTGGTGTTGTAGACTAACGCCCAAGTCATTGCCATTGAAAACACTTGATCGGCATTGGAGTTGAGCCACTCATCATTGAGGGCTTGCGTTAGTACGGGTGTTTTGTATTGTTCGTTTTCATTGACCGCAGCTCCCAGAGAGATAGAAAACCGTGTGGTTTCAGCAGAATATAAAAAACTGGTGAGCTGGTCAATATGTGGATGGATTTTATTAAAGTACGCTGGTGGTTGTTCAGGACCAGAACCAAACAAATAATACGATCTTAAGGATGTGTAGTCGGCTTTTCTTGACTCCCTAGACACTAAGCATTTCTGCATCAGGTCTAAATAGAAATCCTCTCGGTGGGCATTATTTGTTGGTATTCTCATGTCTTAATCTTTAAATTATCAGGATCACGTAAGCTAGAGCCTGGGTCAGCTCGTGGTCCTACTGTAATCCCTGCTTGGCTTGGTGTCAACCCTGCGGACTCACCTTTAATGGATGTACTGTACCGCCCAGCCAAAATACTTTGCATATTCATACCTTGGAACGCACCACCCCAGATGGCGTTATCCCCTGCTCTGGGTTCTTTGGGCGTTTCTGGTACGGGCGTTTTTTGGAGTTTGTCTTTATTACCCCGTTTACGTGTGGCGTACTTTTCGGCTTCTGCGTACTCTTTTTCGGTAAACTTGTTGTTTCTGGTGAGGTATCCTGCTTGATTTTCACCCTCTCGTGCGGATTTAATGTTGGACATTGTAGACATGGACACCATTGAAGAAATGAAAACTATGGTCAGAGATGGTGGCTCAATTGAGGCAAGTGGTCGCAATAAAGATGATCGGGTCATAGCCTGTGCTTTAGCGACTGCTGCTTTTGCTGAACAAGTACAGCCTCGCCTGATTATGCAAAAGATTACAAGGAATATTAGTCGGATACAAGATGACTTTACCCCTGAACAACTAACTGTCGGTAGGAACGTAAGTGACTATTTGAAAAGAATTGGGGTATACGGCTCAGACGGGTTAATTAACAAATGAAACCTACTATTCCTAAAAGAGAGTTAAAGGTTTTAATCAAACGGTTTCTGTCGGATAGTGACCGTGGTATCTCACAAGAGTTATTTGCTGATCTGTGTGGTATCACACGCAATCATTTACTCGATGTCTTTATTTATAAGACCGAACCGTTAACAGAGTATGTCCAAAGACGAGTCAGTAAAGGCTATTATCATTGGTTAGATGGCGAAGTAGCTATCATGGCGAACCGAGATAACACCCGTTTTTTGGAGTTTCGTAGAGAAGCCAAGCCAATTATGCAAAAAGATACCCGTTTAGCCATGAAAAATGGCAAGATTGGTATACAAATCGGTATTAAAAACAAGTATGATTACAGTATTAAACCATTAGATGAACAGTAAAAGGGGAAAATGATGCCAGTTCTAAAGGATTTTAAATGCGATCACCACGGTTATTTTGAAAGCCGTCAACCAAAATGCCCAATGAAAGGATGTACCCATGAAGTTTTCCAAGTTCACCTCCAAGCTCCTGGGCTTGTTTCGGCAAAAACCAAGTTTACCGACAAGTCCTCCAAGCAACTTGCCATCGAATTTGGAATGTCAAATATTAAATCCGCACGAGAGGGTGAGAATCAAGCAGGATACCTTACCAGAAACAACAAGTTTACCGAAAAAGAGTATGCCGAAGCCGAAAAATTCGCCACACGTAAACGGGGTAACAAAGACCAACTCAAGAAACCGCCCACCCCCCAAGCTCCGCAAGAACCCAGAGCAGGGGATAACGCCATCTGGGGTGGTGCGTTCCAAGGAATGAATATGCAAAGTATCTTGGCTGGCAGATATAGTCAGTCCATAAAAGGTGAGTCCGCAGGGTTGACACCAAGCCAAGCAGGGATTACAGTAGGACCACGGGCTGATCCAAGCTCAAGTTTACGTGATCCCGATAACCTACAGATTAAACGATGAGAATACCTACGAATCATGCTGATCGAGAAGATTTTTATCTTGATCTCATGGAAAAATGCTCAGTCTCAATGGAAACTCGTAAGGCAGATTACACTTCCTTGCGCTCTTACTACTTATTTGGCAGTTCGCCTGAACAACCTCCTGCCTACTTTAATAAAATCCATCCGCATTTAGATCAGCTCACTAGTTTCTTGTATTCTGCCGAGACTACTCGGTTTTCTATTTCGCTCGGAGCTGCTGTACCTGAAGAAGAACAGTTTAAAACACCCATACTTACCCAAGCTCTAAATGATGAATGGCTTAATTCTAATGCCGATCAAATTTTTTCTTTAGCTATGACATGGGCGTTAGTCTACAACACCACCTTTATTAAA